ATGCTTCCCGCCTCTCATCCCTATGCTGTTTGGGTGATTAATCCTAGCGTATTACCTGACCTTATTGGCATGACTTCCGGCGACACTGCTCCCGCTGCTGCTTCTAATCCTATCTGGATCAATCGAGATATGGGTGCACAGAATCCTATTCCAGGCAGAATTTTTGGAAGACCATTTTTCATTAGTGAAAAAATGCCAAGCTTGGGTACACAGGGCGATGTTGGTTATTTTGATATGCGGTATTACCTCATTTTTAACCGCCAGCCAATCACAATAGATTTCAGTTCACACGTTGGTTTCATAACTGATGAGGATTGCTGGAGGTTCGTGCTTAGGGTTGCTGGTCAATGTTGGCCACAGAGTGTAATAACTCCTAGAAATGCAGCCGCACCAGTGACTTCAATGTCACCTTTTGTAGTGCTAGATAACGCCACAAGCTAAGAGGTCGAAATGGAATACAAAGACAAAACGGGCGGATTCAAATGTGTAGGTGAATTTCTTGTCAAAGTCCGTAAAGCTTATGATGGCGAAGGGCAGCCGGATAGTCGGCTAATTTTTGGAAAGACCGCAGGGCACATGGAGGAAGCAACAGACTCACAGGGCGGAGCTTTAGTCCCAAAACAATGGGCGAAGGGAATTTATCATGCAGCTATGGAAAATGCGATTGTTAGGCCACGGGCTAAGGTTTTCCCAATGACAGGTGATTCGTTGACAGTACGAGTGTTAAAGGATTCAGACAGAAGCTCAAATCTATTTGGCGGGATTACATTCAAATGGACAGAGGAACGTGGAGAGAAATTTGACGCCATATCTAAACCAGCAATCGGTAAAGTTGAGCTAAATGTTCACAAGTTGGTAGGCAGTTGCTTTGTTTCAAATGAACTTGAGGATGACGTTGAAGGATTCGGAAAATTCATGGAGACATCGTTTGGGCAGGCTATTCGATTCGTTGAAGATGACGCTTTTATCAACGGCACAGGCGGCGGGATGCCTTTAGGTATCGCACAAGCCGGATGTAGAACACGAGTTACACGGGCTGCGGTTGGAGTAATTGACTGGAGAGATATTGCTAATATGGCCAAGCGGTTACTCCCACGAAGTTGGGAGACGGCTGTCTGGCTGTTGAATCCTGATGTGATAGATGAGTTATTCGAGGCGACAGCACCGGCAGCAAATCAAGCGACAGCTCTTAATCTTAGCAATCGAACACTCTGGGGGATACCGTTCATCCCTACGGAGAAATGTCAGACAATGGGAACGGAAGGCGACATCATCCTTGCTGACTTTGGTCATGGGCATTATCTTATAGGTGACAGGGAAATGAGGATATCGGCGTCTCGTCATGTTAACTATGAAGATACTTCTCTTCAGATAAGTGAAACATATGGGTTCATAACCGATGAGACATTTTGGAAAATTGTTCTCAGGACAGACGGTCAACCGCTTTTGAGTGCGGATATTACACCGAAGCGGGGAGCTAATGACCTGGGGATGTTTATTGTATTAACAACAACAAGCTAATAGGAGGTAAAAAACTATGGCAAATATACACAAATTTACAGAGAATGTTCGTTCAAGATACGGTGCTTTCAGTTCTGCATTGGGCGGAGAGGCTACACCTGCTGACACAGTTGTTTCTGCTGAATATGTCAATATGGCAAATTACGATCTGGTTGTGGGCCTTGCTCATGCTTCTGGAGTTGCAAGCGATGCGGTATTAACACTCGCTATGTGGCAGGCAACTGCTACAGATGGCAGCGGCTCTAAGACAGTTACAGGCGCAAGCGACACGTTCACTTCTACTGCTACAAGCGATACAGATGTTCTGGTGGCTCAGGTTCGAGGAGAGCAATTGGATGTTGATAGCGGCTTTCAGTATGTAGGGTTTAAACTCGCAACTGATGCTGCAAGCGGAACGGAGAAGGTTGGTGGAGTGCTGTTACAGTTGAGACCAAGATATAGCCAGGCATCAATGCCTGCTTAATTTTGAATGAGTTAGGACAGGGGGCAGGCTTTGGCTTGCTCCCTGATCCCTTCTTTTTATAAGGAGTATATATGAGAATACTTTGGCATTCGGCATCGCCTATGGCAAACTCAGGTTATGCGGTGGTCACAAAAGAGATAATCCAGAGACTTAGGACTGCGGGGCATTTTGTGAGAGTTGGGACTAAGCATGTGGATCATGGATGGTATAAGTGGGATGGATTTGAGGTATTTGAAGGAACGGATACATTTTTTATTAACCAAATGATTAAAAATGAGAATTTTGATTACATTTTTACCCTCTGGGATATCTGGCTTCTGCAAGGCAAAAGACAATATCCAAAAGAAAAATGGGTCGCCTATATCCCCGTAGATACAGAGCACATAAGCAAAACACTAGCCAGCGTCTGTAAAAATACTGGGATGCAGGTGGCGATGTCTAAGCATGGGGAGAGGGAGCTGAAGTCTGTGGGGCTTAAACCTTTATATGCACCTCATGGAGTTGATACAAAAATATTCAAACCTAAGCCCGAGGCAAGGAAAGCATTTAGAAGTGAATTCGGACTTACGAATGAGCATTTTGTCATAGGCTCTGTAGGTCTTAATTATGGAGATGACCGGAAAGGGTATGTGCCTCTTATGCGGGCTTTCAAGGAATTTCACAAACGACATCCTAAAAGCATATTATATCTTCACTCTCTTGCAAATGAGAGGGATTCAAGGCAAGGCTTTATAAATTATCATAAAATAGCTTCTAACCTGGGGATAGATAAAGCTCTGGTTTGGCCTCCTCAATTAGATTATGCGTTGAGCAGAATAGACTCAGATTGGCTGGCTGATATTTATAACGGATTCGATGTATTTTGTCTTCCAACTAAGGGTGAAGGATTTGGAATTCCAATAATAGAGGCTCAGGCCTGCGGAGTTCCTGTGATCCTAACAAACACAACAAGCTGTCCGGAACTATGCAAAACAGGCTGGCTTATCGACACAACAGAGGATGACAGTCGATGGTTGCCAAATGAGACGTGGAGATTTGAGGCTAAACCATCTGCGATATTAGAGAAATTAGAAGATGCTTTTTCTCTCTGGGAGTCAGGTGGATTTGATTCCATGAGGAAAAAAGCAACAGCTAATATTATGGAATATGATTGGGATAGGGTGTGGAAGAAATATTGGCTTCCGGTATTTAGCGAGATGGAAGCGAGGTTAAAGAGCAATGATGGTAACGATTGAGATAACAAAGGAATACAAGAGTTGCTGGAAGAAGGGGGCGGTGGCAGATGTGTCACCTGGATTTGCTCGCACACTCATTGAGCTTGGTTATGCAAAGGCTTTAAGCAAGCCGCCTAAAAATAAAATGATTGAGGCGGCAGAGAAGGAAAAATAAATGAACGGCAATACAGAGGGTATTATGGAAGTTAGTAGAAAACCGTTAGCAATAAGAGATGATCCTCTGCATGGAATTGTAAATATTGAGGGTGTTAATTATACTTATGAACTATTGAGGGGCTTTGCAAAAGACGTTCCAATCAATAAGCTATTTAAAATAATTAAGCGAGAAAACAGTACACGTGGCATCCATATAACCTTAGAACATATAGAGGAAAAATAATAGAAAAACCGGAGGTAAAAAATGTCAGATTATAAAATAAAATGGGAATATGACCCAGATATCGATGATTATAGTTACAATGTTGTTGATGCAGCGGCACGGATGCAAGGATACACCGGTGCAACTTATCAGAGTTTAAGGATAGACCCTGTAACTTTTTCTCTTCAGGTAATAGATTTTATGGATCATGAAGTTCATGCAGGGGATGCTTTTACCGTAAGCCAGAGAAGTGCGATTGATGCTTTTGATATTGCCTCGCCTTTATCATTTTATATCATAACCCCAAATACAGCCAAACATGCACATTTAACTCTTTATGGAGAGGCAAATTTACCAGCATACTGGGAGTTTTTTGAGGATACAGATGTAATAGGCGAATTTAACGTATCAGGGGGAAGTGCTATAACCCCAGTGAATAGAAATAGAAATTCAGATATTACATCTACACTCACTATTACAACCGGCCCTACCATCACAGCTGCTACCGCTGCGGCACGAATAGCGACTGAGTCTACAGGAAAGGCAGGGGGCGGTGTGGAAGGTTTGGGATTTATCTTAAAAAAGAACACGAAATATTTAGCAAGAGCAACATCATATCAGGATAATAATGAAGGAAGTCTCAGGATGAAATGGCATGAGCATACTGATTTAGAATAAATTATAGGAGAGATAAATGGCAATAAAACAAAAACTAAACGCTGCCTGGCAAACTAACGAAGCTATGGATGCCGTGTTTGAGGTACGGGCACAGGTTGAAAATGCCTATAATGTACTTGAGGAGTCCATTGCAAGGATTAATGAGATTACCTCCGATGCAAGCTTTGCCGATGTAGATTCAGAGATTAAAACTGAGGGCGTGGCAATAATAAGCATTTTAAACCAGAGCAAGCAGGCTTTAGACGGACACCTTGGCTTCATTAATTGGAGAAAACCTGAATAATGGCAATCGCATTTTCCTATACAGAAACGACAAATATAGTTGTGGTGACCGGAGGGACTTATGGGACTCCCGCAACTTTTGCCGATTTTGTAACCGCTGATAGAGCGGGAGTAGATACAATATTACTTTCTGCTGGTTCTCCCGCCTCTAATTTAGCCTTGACCTATGCTGTGCGACCCGTTGAGGATTTGGCTATTCTGGTTAAATGTGTAGTTGCTAGCAAGACTCCAGCACAGACGGACTATATTTTTATCACTGGTAAAGACTGGAGAGGAGCTGCTCAGACTGAAAGCATTGATGTAACCGCAGGGAATGGAAGCTATACATCTACAAAATACTGGTCAGAGATAACAACGCTTGACTGCTCTGATAATGCTGCTGGTGGTGGTGTAGTTTGGGCAGACGGTGATTTATCTGTTACTCAGGATGTGTGGGGCGTTATTTGGGATTATGGAGGTGGGCAATATAAAATTGATGCTGTTTTTGACATTGGAGATGATGTCATAGAAACTCATTTTACAGAAATAAATTGTCAGGTTGTCTTTTCTAACTTATTTTATTTTGTTCCACATGCACTTTCGTATGTTACTTTTGGTGAAAAAGTGGACAATCAAGCAGCAAAAAATGGCTGCCATATTATTCTTATTCAAAACAACGTTGAGTCGTCTCTTTATACGGTGGGTGGAAACTTTAATTTATATGATACTATATGGCAACAAATTGGCACAACACTTGGGCATTCATGTAAAATATTTAAACTTTCAGGAACTCATGAAATTATACAAACAACAATTCAGCATAAAAATCGACTGGAATTTGCGGGAGTTTTTTCAAATGTATATAATTGCTTTATTTACAATGTGTGGAATGGTTTTAGATTATATAATGGGGTAACAGTAAAGAAATTAATTTTGAAAGATGCAGCTGAATTTGGTTATGAAATGGGAATGTTTTCTGGTGGAACTGCGGTCTTGGAAGATTCGGAATTTGAAGCCTCGCCAGAGTTAAGAGTTCAATCTGGGTCAAAACTTTATTTAATTGATACCCCTATTTCAACGCCAACATTAAATATGAATAATGCCAACGATAGATTATATGAACAATACACCTGCAATGTCCATATAGCCGATAAAGATGGAACTAATTTACAAAATGTAACCGTACTATGCGAAGATAAAGATGGTACTGAAGTGTTCTCAGTAAGCACAGATGCAAGCGGAGACATTGCAGAGCAGACAATAACATATAAAGGGTGGGCTGGAGCAGACGAAACGCTTACAACCTATTCCCCCCATAAATTCACAATATCCAAAGCGGGCTATGAGACAATGGTGCTGGATGCGGTAACGGTAGATGAGAAGATTAACTGGAAATTAGAATTACAGCCTTCAGGAAGCCAGAGACCAAGAATTAGGATGCATGGAGCATGAAAAATGGCATTAAATAAAAATGTGGCAAGTCAAAAAGTTCTAATATTTGCCTGGGACACTGTCAATAGAGAGCCAAAAACAGGAGATGCTGGAAATATAACTGCCTATATCACTAAGGATGGTGGAGGAGCAGTACAGTCAGATGATGTGAATCCGGCTGAAATAGACGCTACTAACCTCAAGGGCATATATGCTTTTGATTTGCTACAGGCTGAAACTAATTGTGATTTGTTTGCATTAAAGGCAACAAGTTCAACCTCTGATATAGAGATAGACCCCGTGATTGTTTATACGGTTGTACGTGCTGACTATAAAGCAGATGTCGCAGCATTGGCTTTGGAAACGACTGCTCAATTAATTAAAACAGAAGCGGACAAAATTCCTGGAATAGAAACAGAGACAGACAAGATTCAAACAGGGATAATTGACACCCCGAACACATATAAAGCTACTGTCGCAGGACTCGCCCCAGCAAATGAATACGATACGGAAATGGCAAGAATTACAGCAGATGTGGCAACTGAAGCAAAACAAGATATAATTGATACGGTTGCGGATGCTATAAAAGCTAAAACAGATACAATTGACTGGGCAGATATAACATTCCTCAAGGATATAGAGGGGGGAAGGTGGAGAATCACAGGCAATCAGATGATATTTTATAAATCTGATAATTCAACAGAAGTTGCAAGATTCAATCTATTTGATAGTGCCGGAAGTGCGGGCATGGAAAATGTTTTCGAGAGGAAAAGGACATGATTGTAACAAGAGGATATGGACACAATCATAATATTATAACAAGGGGATATGGGATTATCTTTACTCTAATAATCTTAGATTCCCTAATAAATATGGATAATTTAGAATTTGAATCAATGATAAATAACGAACATTCGTTCAAAAGTAAAATAATTAATGAAATCGATCTCGAAAGTGAAATAAAAATATAGGCAATAAAATGTATGTTTATTCTGAAGTTATAAGATTAAAAATAATTCTTAATGTTGGGATTGATATAGACGCCTCGACTATAAGACAGATAAAATATTGCAAGCCAGATGGTACTTCTGGCTATTTCACGGCGGCAAAAGAAAGCTCTACAAGTATTTCTTATACCACAACTTCAACTGCTGATTTAAATATAAAAGGTAGTTGGAAGCTTCAAGCATATATTATTACACCAACCTGGACAAATCACGGCGATATAATTCGCTTGAATGTGAGAGAGCATTTATGAGGAGGCAATTATGTCTGTAGGTATTCATGCTTTGACATCAGTAGATGAGGTTTTAGCTTTTCTGGGTGAAGACATTAAGCGGGATGGCTTATGGATTTATTGCAGCCAGGATGATGCAACCGCAGCTACAGTAGAGGT